TCGGCTATCTTCGCGGCCAGCGCATCGCCGCGCAGCCTGACACGCTCCACCGCGCCGGAGCCGCTGGTGGTTGTGACGATGAAGGTGATGTTGCTGAGCACAGGAAGCTCCTTTAGAACGAGGTCGACGTTGACCACGCCTGAATTATATCACGAATTGCTCCGGCTGGGCGATTAGTTTTTACTATCGACCAGCTGCGACAGATAGTCCACCGCGCCCTGCAGCACCGACAGCCGCGCCGCCCGGGTCAGCAGCGCCCCGGCCGACGCCCCCAGGGGCGCGGCGCGGGTCAGCAGCGCGAGCTGGCGGCGCTGGGACGCCAGCAGGTCCCGCAGCCCCTCGGCGGTCTTGGCCCGCTCCGCCACGCGCCCCCAGGTCTCCGCCGCGTGGGCCGCTACGAGCGCCTCGGCGTACCCGCGCTCCAGGGCGTCCAGCGGGTTGGTGGCCACCCCGTCACGGAACCGGGTGAGATCGGCCTGCGCGTGGGCCACATTGGCGGCGGCGTGCTGCGCGACGGTGGCCAGCACCACGGGCGAAAGCGGGCGCGGCGCAGTCGGGGGCAAGTTGAGCGCGGAGGGCGCGGCCTCGGGCAAATTGACCACGGTGCCGGGCGCGTCCAGCTGCAGGTACCCGGTTGTCACGGCTGCGGTGCAAGTGCAGCTTGCGTAGCGCCGGCCACAGGTGCTGCAGGTGCCGGAGGCTGTCGCTGCGGCGAACGCACGGGCGTTGTCCTCGCCGATGTCTCTGGGTTTTGTCATGTCATCTCCCCTTGTTCAGAATTTCAGCAGGTACTTCAACACTGTCCCCCATGTGGCACATCACGTAGCAGCGCATGGCTGCAATGAGGGGTGTGGGTCCATACTCGCCCACAGTTTTTGTGGGGTCGAATACGGTGGCACCGTTGGGCAGGTAGATCTTCGCCTCCACCGCGTCGACCGACTGCGCTGTGCGATACCCATCTTTGGTAAACGTGTAGCGGATGTCAATGTGCTCGCGTTCGAGTATCCGCCAAGCGTGAGACCAGTCAGTAGACGGGCTGAAGAAGCCCACCGGCACCCCACTTCCATCCCAGCGATCATACAGGGCCAGCATCCGAGGTCCAGGGGTGAGGTCGTATCCACCTACGCACTTGGCTACCGCCCAGTCGAGCGCACGCCCTGTGAGGACTGCTGTCGGAACAGTTTTGGTTTTGATCTTGACCATGTCGTTACTCCTGATCGATGAGTTCGCGCAGGGCGCGCACCGCCTCTTGGGCTGCTGCGTTGTCCGCGTACCGCAGACTGACGCGGAAGTCATTGACCGACTCCACAGCGTTGGGTACCGGGAGCTCCACTACTTTGGTGCGCCACGACGGGCGCGCACGCCACGAACATTCGTAGTCGAACAGCCGGATGTTCAACAGCCCGGGGTGCCAGTCGTACCACGCTGCGCCCAGCTTGTCGCGCTCCTTGTACTGCAGGGTGCCGCCTCGGGCCAGCACGGCGCAGAGCGCGCGCTCGGCTTCGTTCAGCGGGCGCTTGCCGACGCACGCAAGCAGCAGGCTGAGGGCTCTCATGATGCCCCCAGCTGAAGTTGCGCAGGCCCCGTGCCGGGCATGGGCCGGTGGAGCGCGGCGTCCGCCCCGGCCTCGCGCCCAGCTTCGTACGCCCCCGCGACGCGTCCGCGATGAGTGGGGTTGAAGACCTTGGACTTGGGCCCGAGCTCCTGCTCCTTGCGGGCGGCGATGGCGGCCTTGTGCGCGGGGCTCACGGCGATGTCGGACACTTGGCGGGCGACGTTGGACACAAACCCGTCGCAGAACGTTTCGCCCGCCGCCACCTTGTAGGTGCGGTTGCCGTAGGTGAGCGTGGTCATGTACTTGGCGCGGGCCTTGAGTGTCTGCCGCAGCAGGACTTCAAAGGTGTAGGCGGCGACCTGCGCGTTGTGGGCCACGCCGATGTAGACAATCTGGGAGGGCTTGCCGCCGTGGCGCACGGGGGCCACAATGCCGCGCGAAAGGTACAGCTCACACCCGAACGCGCGCCCGATGAGCGCGGCGAGCTTGAGCTGCCACCCCGCGACGCGCGACTGGCCGTAGGCCTGCGCCGCGTGTTTCTGAACCTCGCTGCCTGCGAGGCCTTCCAGGGTGACGTTGTGGGCGGCCATCAACTTCTGCGCCTGCCGCATGGCGGCGGCGGCTTCGTGTTCGTTGCTGCTGGCGCCCAGGGCCAGGCACTTCTTGATGCGCCGGAGGACGGAGTCGTCGAGAGCTGACATGCTGGAGATTCTCCTAGTAAACGAGGTCGACGTTGACCACTGCGGTAATTATAGCTCAATTCCCCGAGTTACGCTAGTCATTTCGCGCAGCTCGGGGAACTTCTTTCTCAGACCAGTTCCAGCGCCCGGGTCAGCGCGGTGGACTTGAGGGTGTCGCCCCGGCCGAACCACGCATTGAACGCGCGGTTGTCGGCGCTGCCGGCGCGGGCGTGGTGGTCGACGTATTCGGTCACCGCATTCACCATGCCCCAGGCGGTGCCCTCCGCGCCCGCGAGAGTCCCGCCCATGGCCGACCCCGCAAACAGCCCCATGATCTTGCGGAACGAGGGGCTTTCCTTGACGCGGTCGGCGTCGGAGACAGCCTTGGTCTCCAGCAGCACGCGGGCCACGGTGGCTTCGACGGAGGGGGTAGGCAGGCGCTTCTTGGCCAGCGCGCGGGCCGCGACCATGAACTCGGCGAACTGGCCCGTGGCCACCCCCAGCTGCGCTTTGACGGCGGCGGGGTCGAAGTGGGTGCGGTGGCTGACGGAAACCTCGGCCTTCTTGGTGGCCGCCATGGACAGCGTGTTGTTGCAGACCACGCGCACCGTGGTGAAGCGCGCGGCGGTGGCCATGCTGCCGTCGCACGACGAAGACAACAGCAAATAGCCGCCCACGCGGTCCTCGCCCACAACCACGGCCTCCGCGCCCACGCTCGCCAGCGCCCAGAACCGCTTACCCCCGAAGAGCGTGCCCGCCGTGTGCAGCGAGTACCCCGCCGCGCCCACGAGGTCGCGGAAGAACTCGAGCATCTCAACCGGCTGCACCACCTTGTACTCCGCGCTGACCACGCTCAGCGGCGTCTTGTCGTCGCTGCGGAACAGCACGTGCTTGTCTTCGTAGACGCGCTGCGCAGGCCCCTCGCCGTAGCGCACCCGCGAGCGCGCCACCCGCCAGTCCATCCCCGCCGCCTCGGCCCAGGTGTTGATGTCCGCGCCGGGTTCCAGCCGCTGCCCCAGCCCGTGCCAGGGGCGGTCGCCCGTGTACGCCATCTCCACCTTGCCAGACTTGCGGGTTGTGAGTTCGTGAGCCATTTGAGAATTCTCCTAGTAGACGAGGTCGAAGCTGACCACGGACTGAACTATGCCTGGAGTCGAAGAAACTGGCTAATTAATTTTGACTATTACCGCACTTGCGGTGATAGTGAGTACGCCCCGCAGAACCCGCTGAACAGCGCGTAGTACTCCTCAACGGGCAGTTCCTCGGGGGTTTCGGAGCGCACCCTGATCGCGTAGGGCGCACCCGCCACCGCCCCGTCCCGCAGCCACGTAACAGTCACCGCGCGCCCGCCCGGCACGCGCCACCCCGCGCGGTACTCGGCGACGAGTTGCGCCCCGCCCAGGTCCCCAGTCAGCAGCGCGCGCACGCGCCGAGCGGTGTGGTGGTCGAGGATCATGGCAGCCGCCTTATGTTGAGGGAGATGTACCGAGCCGGCAACCAATTGAGCGCGCCGAGCATCTGGTTGATGTCGTCATGCGAATCGACCCACAGCGTGAACTTGTTGCCGTCGTGGGTCCACCCCGTACCGATGAACGACTGCAGCTGCCCGCTGCGCGCAAGCTCCAGCGCCATCTCAAGCCCCTTCACCAACGCCTCGTCAGGTACGGGCGGTGCGGCGGCGCGCCCACTCCCGGGCAGCGCAATTACGTTGTCGCTCATGCGGTCTCTCCTTTCTTGAGTGTGAAGCCCGCCCCCCCGCACTCTAGACAGCGGGTGACAAGCTGGGTGCGGAAGCCCTTTTGGCGCACGGTTTCGCCCGCGCCGCCGCACGGCGCACACTCTTGCGTGCCGCTGCGGGCGCGGAGCTCCGCCCAGTGGGCGCGGGCGCGGGCGGGGTCCCGCAGCGTGTCGTACGCCACATTCACCCGCGCCATCAGCGCGGCGCTCGTGGGGTCGTCGGGGGAGCGGTCGGGGTGCAGCATGGCGGCCAGCGTGCGGTGGGCGGCTTTGAGGTCCTCGGGCGGGGACTTGCGCCGCACCCCCAGCAGCGCCCACGCGTGAGGCGCGGCGGCGAGTTTGACGTGCAGGTCATTGGGCTTCTTCGTTTTCATAGATACTCCTTCAGGCGCAACCACAGCGCGAGCTCCTTCAGCGCGAGCTCGGCGGCTTCTAGGGCGGCGGCGGTGCGGGCGCGCTGGCCGCTGGGGATTGACTCGTCCAGGTGCTGCAGCGCGGCGGCCAGCGCCGCCCCACTCGCCCCGTAGTCCTCGGGGCCTCCGGGCTGCGCCGCTAGGGGGTAAGCGTTGACCCCGGGGCGCTCGCGACGGTTAGCCTCCGCGCGGGCGAGCAGCTTGTTGACTTTGGGGCGGAATGACATGGCACAAACCTCCTTCTCTGGCTCAGAACTTCTTGACCTTGATAAACTGCGCCCGGGCGGCGTCATAGTGCTCGCGGGCGGTGTCGGCGGTGACGCTCGGCCGCCGCCACCGGTCCACGTTGCGCAGCGCGTAGAGCCTCACGAGCTTGCCCCGGACGGTGGACTTTATTTGTCCGCTGGGGATGCCGCGCGGCGTCACGCGGAACGCCCCCGCCACCGCCAGCTTGCGCGCCATCAACACCGGGGAGACGTCCTTGTTGCCGGAGGGGTCGTACAGCGCGCAGAGCTCCTCGGGCGTGAACAGGTCGCCCGGCAGCGCGGCGAGGTAGGCGTCGGGCTCGCGCAGCGCGGCGGCGATCCACGCCTCGAGCTCCGTCTTGCTCATGGCGGTCATCTCGAGCTTGGCGGCCGTGAGCGGGGGTTCGCCCAGGGGGTGGAAGTCGCCGAGGTCGAGCCGCAGCAAGTGGTCAAACAGCGCGGCGGCCCCCTCGTCCGACTTGTACCACGCGTCGTACGCGTCATAGAACGCGCGGGGCGCGGGCGTGGCCAGCACCTCGTGTATGAAGAAGCGCCGGTCGCCGTCCTCGAGGTAGAACGCGTCGGGGTCGTTGGCGGTGAACAGGTAGTTGATGCAGTCGGGGATTGAGTACTCGCGGATGTTCTTCTCGTTGATCTCGATGTGCTCCCGCGTCACCATGACCTTCAGCTTGTTGGCGAGGCGGCGGTTGCTGTGGCCGGTGATGTCGTCCACCAGGGCAAACTGCTTGTTCTTGGCCCAGCTGTTGAAGGGGCGGTTGGGGTCGATGGCGGAGTCGTCGATCTCGGCGAAGTTGCTCCCGTAGATCCGCCCCAGCGTGTAGCCCACTAGGCTCTTGCCGGTGCCTTTGTGCCGCCCCCACAACACCGTAGCGGTGCGGAGCTTGAAGCCGGGGTTCTGCAGCGGGAACGCCGCCCAGCGCTCAAACCAGCGGCGGGCCGCCGCGTCGTGGCCGAAGATATAGTCCAGCAAGTCCTCCCACGGCTTGACCGACCCACGCCGGGGCTCGCGCGGCCACCCCGCCCACAAGTTGAGCGCGCCGTCCTGGGTGAGTTCGCTCTGCCCGGGGGCGTAGGTCAGCGCGCGGACTTCGGCCCGCTGGGGCCAGCGGAGCCACGCGTCGGCGGTCTGCACGGTCTTGGGCTTTTCGGGGTCGGAGTAGTCAACGTGTTGCCACGCGGCGTAGTGCAGCCGCACGAAGTCGCTCACGTTCATGGGGTGGCGGTCCTCTAGGCGGAACACGAACCCGGGCCGCGTGACGACGCACACTTCGGTGTTCAGGGCGTGGAGGCGCGCGGTGGCTTCGTAAGGCTGAGCGCCCGCGATGACTTCGGTCAGTAGGGCTTCGGCCCCGCGGGCGACGATGAAGTCGTCCAAGCCGGTCTTGGTGCCGGGCTCGAGCTCGGGCACCCGCGCTATAGAAACGATAGCGCCGAGCTTGCCCAGCTCCTCCGCAAAGTAAACCTCCGCGCGCCTTATCTCGGGGTTCGCGGCGGCGTCGGAGTCGAAGGCGATGACGCACTCGCGGTCCTTCAGGGCGAGGTGTTTGAAAATGGGCAACACCGCCATCTTCGCCTTCTTGCTCCTGAAGGACCACACCCCGCCCAGCCCCAGCGTGGGGAGGCCGTGCTTGGTGGCGCAGGCGCTCTTGAGCTCGCCCTCGGTGAACACTAGGCGGTTGCCGGTGTCGGCGAGATAGCCCTTCCAGTCTATTAGCGGCGGGATGTACAGCTCGGGGGCGGTGCTGGGGGGTTGGGCGTAGCGGGTGGGCTTGGCGCCCCGGACGCGGTCGAAGCCTCGGCGGGTGTCCTCCAGGTAGCGGTACCGATAGAACTTGGTGGGCTTGCCGTCCAGCGTGCGGTACGGCAGCGTGAACCCCGCACACGGATAGGGCAACTCCGCCGGGGCGGCGAGCGCCGGGGCGAACCCGAGCTTCTTGGCGTCGCGGGCGTCGAGGCCCGACGCGGCGAGCTTGTCGGCGAATAGCGCGGCGAGTTGGGGCTTGGTGAGGGGCATCTAGCAAGTACAGGGTTGAGGCTGAACGCGGCGGAAGTTTAACCGCGCGCGGATTCTAAGAGTTAAAGAATTACTATCACGGAAAGCGCGGTAATAGTTAACGACTATGTGTCGTCGAAGGCTCCGTTTCTACGCCAGCTGGTATTCGGTTCAAATCGGGCAATCCGACAGAAGCAATTCCGCAGCTGCGGCAAAGACGCGCCGGGCAATTCGACACTGGTTTAATGGGTCCCGGGGCAAACCGAAATACTATGTGCACTTAGTAACAGCGTTCTACTGCGGTTGTGCGTTTTACTGCCAACAATGCTCTAAGGGTCCAGGGGTCTGCGGTGGCTGCTATAAGTTTTATAGCGCGTCACAATACGCCACCAAGGTGTTTCGGTGTTTCGGTGTAACGGATTTTTTACCCATCCACGTGTGCGAGAGCGGGCGCATGCATTTATCACCGTGCAACATCGTTATACCGTTACACCGAATACTAAAACATATATTTATACAGTGGAAACACTCCAATTTCGGTTTGATTTCGGTTTGACTTTCAAACCTTTTGTTTTAGATTCTGCACCGGTCGTTGCTGCCGGAGTTTCCACCCTCCCCACAACACGCCGCGCCGGAGCCGCGACGCGCACTGCGCAATTGCAGCTGCTAAATTGCCGCAGACTATCGGTGCGCAGAAACGTGATAGTCATAATTAATGACGCAGCTGCCGAAACTAGGCTATAGTTCAGTCGTGGTCAACGTCGACCTCGTTTACTAGGAGAACCCTGTCATGTCCAACACCCCCACCACCGCCCAAATCCGTGCCGCTGCCGCGAAGATGCTGGGCTCGGTGCTCACCGAAGAGCAGGTTGCCGAGTTCCTGAAGGCCAACAAGATCCGCACCTTCGGCAAGCTCGAGTCCCTGGGCCGCGACGTCCTCGCCGCCAACAGCAAGGCCAAGACCAAGAAGAACAGCGCCGCCGGCAGTTCCGTCGGCAAGTACGCCGCGATGAGCGACACGCCGATCAGCGTGAAGGTGGCCGACAACCCGAAGCGCGGCACCTGCGCCGAGCGCTTCGCCCTGTACTTCCAGAAGGGCATGACCGTGGGCAAGTTCCTGGCCGCTGGTGGACAGAAGCGCGACCTGGCCTGGGACGTGCGTCAGGGCTACATCAGCCTCGGCGCAGCCTGACGCACCGGGCTGGCGGCTCCAAGGCGGAGACGCTAGCCTCATCCCGAGCGCGGCGGGCTTAAACCCGCTATAATCGCGTGCATGGGCACCCCACGTACGCGCCGCGAGCCGCCTGCTGCCAAGAAGGGCAAGGCGGCTCAGCCACAAGTTGCGTCGGGCCGGAGCAACAGGGCTCCCCGCGCCGCTGCCACCCCCGCGACCACCCCGGCGTCCGAGGCTGATCCCTCGCAGCGCCGGACGCGGCAGGCTCCGGCCCGGGGAGGCTCCGGCCCTGCGCATCCCCCAGCGGCGGACCTCGAACTCCGCGAGACCGAGACCCCCGGCGTGTACCGCAACCGGGTGGGCACGCTGGTCGATCGGTTCGGCGTCATGCTGTCCTTCGCCGCGCTGAACGCTCGGCACGTCGAGCACGAAACTCAGGTCCTCGGCAAGGAGGCCGAAACCCCCGCCGAAGTGCTGAAGCTCGCCGCGTTGGACCGCACGCTGCCGTTGTCGACGCGGGTGGACGCCGCGAAGCACGCCGCGCCGTACTACGACCGCAAGAAGCCCGTCGCCGTTGACGGCGGCGAAGACCCCGAGACCGGCAAACCGCAGCCCATTCTGGTCAAGAACCTGCGCGGCCTGAGCGACTCCGAGCTGCTCAAGCTGGAAGAGCTGGTCAAGAAAGCGGAGACAGCTCCGGTGGAGCCCAGTGCGTGAGCGCGGCAGTCCTCGCGCTGCGTAAGAGCGTCGAAGACGAGCGGGCGCGGCGCTCGCTGCACGAGTTTGTCAAGCTGTACTGGGACATCGTCGAGCCCGACACCCCGTTCGTCGACAACTGGCACATCCGCTCGATCTGCGAGCACCTGGAGGCCGTCACCCGGGGCGAGATCCTCAACCTGCTGATCAACGTGCCGCCCGGCACGTCTAAGAGCACGCTGGTCAGCGTGATGTGGCCCGCGTGGGAGTGGGCGTCGCGGCCCTCGCTGCGGTACTTCGGCGCGTCGTACTCCGACGCGTTGTCCATTCGGGACTCGTGGAAGTGTCGCGACATCATTGTCTGCGACCGCTACGCGCAGGCCTACCCCGACACCGCTATCCGCCCCGGCAGCGACGCCAAGCTCCAGTACGACCTGACGGCGGGCGGGTGGCGCCTCGCGACGACGGTGGCGGGCCGAGGCACCGGGCTGCACCCGCACCGGAAGATCATCGACGATCCGCACAACGTGCGCAAGGCCGACTCCGACGTTCAGCGGGTCGAGGCCCTGCGCTGGTTTGACCAAACGCTGTCGTCCCGGGGGCTCGTGCTCAACGCGGCGACGGTCGTGGTGATGCAGCGCCTGCACCAGCTCGATCTGTCGGGCCACATCATGGCCAGCGGCAACTACCCGCAGTGGACACACCTTGTGGTGCCGATGGAGTTCGAGCCCGACCGTGTCTACCCCGTGTCGCCGCTCGGCAACAAGGACCCACGCACCAAGGCGGGCGAGCTGCTGTGGCCCGCGCTGTTCGACAAGCGCAAGGTCGAGACCCTGAAGACCGCGCTCGGCGAGTACGGCGCGGCCGGACAGCTGCAGCAGCGCCCGTCGCCCGCTGGGGGCGGCATTCTCAAGGTGGAGCACTTCCAGCTGTGGCCTGCGCGGCGCGCGCTGCCGGACATCAGTTTCCTGGTCCAGAGCTACGACACCGCCTACACCGAGAAGACCGAGAACGACCCCGTGGCCTGCACGGTGTGGGGCGTCTTCGAGCACCAGAACCGCCGCTGCGCGCTGCTGGTGGACGCGTGGTCCGACCACCTCGGCTACCCCGCGCTGCGCAAGCGCGTCACTCGCGACTGGAACGCCAAGTACGGCGGCGTCAAGACCGACCCCACCCACCCCGCCAAGAGCGCGGACGTCATGCTCATAGAGGAGAAGGGCTCGGGGCTCAGCCTGATACAGGACTTGAGGCTGGCGAATCTGCCGGTGGTGCCCTACAATCCGGGCGGGGCCAGCAAGCCCGCGCGTGCGCACCTGGCTGCGCCGCTGCTGGAAGTGGACGCCTTCTACCTGCTGGAAAGCAAGCGCGACGCCGGCAAGCCCGTGACGTGGGCGCGGGACTTTGTCGAGCAGTGTGAGCAGTTCCCGAACGCGGAGCACGACGACTACGTCGACACCTTCACGCAGGTGGTCATCTATCTGCACCGCACCGGCCAGCTCACGCTGCCGGTGGCCGAGGAGCCTCCGCCCGAGGACTACGACTATCACGACGCACCCGCGCGCCGTCGCCGGGGCAGCAACCCGTACGGAGCTTGACCGCACCATGAAGCAGCCCTCAGAAGCCCAGAAAGCCGCAGGCAACTACCCCAAGGATCACCGCCGCGTGCGCGGGCTGCGCGTGTCGGTGGAAACCCCTGCGGGAGCCGAGCGCTCCGGCACCGACAAGAATGGACAGCCGTGGAGCGTGACGATGCAGCACGACTATGGCTACATTCGCGGCACCACCGGCAAGGACAAGGACCACCTGGACGTGTTCCTCGGCCCCGCGCCCCAGGAGGACCACCCGGTGTACGTCGTGGACCAGGTCGACCCCGACAGCGGCGCATTCGACGAGCACAAGGTCATGCTCGGCTTCCCGTCGCGCGAGGCCGCCGTTCAGGCGTACCACGCCGCGTACGAGCCCGGGTGGCGCGGGGCGGATGCGGTTACGGAGCTGCCGTTCCGTGAGTTCCGCAACTGGGCCTTCGACGGCGCGCGCAAGGTCAAGCCGCTGGCCGCCACCGCGCGTGCGCAGAACTTGGCCGAGGGCGGCTCCGTCGCTGAGGGCGCGGGCGGTGCGGCCTTCGGGCTGTACCCCAAGGCGGGCAAGCACCGAAAGCAGGACGCCGAGGCCGCGAAGGACGTGCCCTATAGCGCGGCGCGGGGTTGGCTCGCGGGAACGCTGGGGCTGCCGGGCGATATTGAGTGGCTCGTGCGCGCGGTGGGCCAGTTCGGCAACCTGCCGGCCCGCGCGTTGCAGAACGCCGTGGACGGCAAGCCGCTGCAACACCCCTTCAACGCAGACTTGACGCCCGTGCTGCCCACGAGCGACTTCTACCGCGAGTGGCTGCCCGGCAAGATCGACAACGCTGCGAACAAGGGCGGCGAGGAGCTCGGGCAGCTCTTCGGCGGCGCAGGCCTCGGGGCGCTCACCCGCGCCGGAACGCGGACCGCGCAGGGCGTGAAGGCTGCGGGCGAGGGCGCACTCACAGCCGTCGAAGGGGCGTACCGCCGCGCGGAGCCCGCCATTGAGCGCGGCGTCAACGCCGTCATGGAGCGCGGGGGTAAGCCCGCCGAGATTCTGCGCGACATGGTCGGCGCGCCGAGCTACGCCGTGAAGCCGAAGGGCGGGAATTGGCAGCCGACGTTGAGTGCGATGCTGGGCAACGGGTCCAACCCCAAGTTGCAGGCGCGCATGCTGGGCGAGGGCGCAGATATCGAGGCGGCACTGGAGCTTCTGAAGGAGCCGGTGCCAACGAACCCGGTAGCTCAGTGGCAGAACAAGCAGCTGCGCAACTACTTCACCAACCAGCTCGGCACCGTGGACGACCCGCTGCTGGCGCTGGAGCGAGAGGGGCGGCTGCATCTAGACTACGCGGCGCTCGACGCTCGACGGCCTCTAGACGCGATACACAACCCGGACGGTACTCTGGCAGGGCCTTTGAACGCGAGATTCGCAGGGCTTCGCGCTTGGGCAGAGCACGAAGCGCTCACAGGGCGCAGCAGTAAGACGCCGTGGGAAGCGGTGTCGGACGCGCAGATAGACTGGACTCCCGCCGAGGTGGTGAAGTCGGGTCTGAGCGATGTGCTCCCATTCCTTGAGCATGGGATGCTCACAGACGGCAGCGGCCCAACGAACATTCCCGAACTTGCTAGGAAGCTCGAGGAACTCGATGGTCCGGATGGGCTTATCAAAGAGGCCGACGTGCTGCGTGACGTTGGGTGGCTCGACAAGGTCGCACCGGACAGTAAGGTGTACGGGTTTGATCCGCAGATGTTCAACACGCTGGGCTTCGACCACGTGGTCGACTACCTGCGCGCGGCGACTACCGCTGCGGAACAACAACGTGTCGCCGCCGTAACAGGGCTGCCCGGGGCGGGGCCGCACAACGAACTCATCGCCCGCAACCTACACCTCACACCCGAGCAACTCGCCCGCACCAGCGTAGCCGACGCCGTGGCGAAGACCGCTGAGTGGGCCAAGCTGCTGGCCAGCGCGAAGCAGCTCGAGAGCTTGAACAAGGGCGTCAAGTCGGTGTTGAAGGCGTACCCCGAGAGCGGGCACCAATGGGTGGAGCTCGCCCCGGAGGGTCTGCGGGCTGAGGGCGAGGCGATGCGTCACTGCGTAGGGGGCTACTGTAGCTCGGTGGCGGACGGGTCGACGCGTATTCTGTCGCTCCGGGGCAAGGACGGCAAGCCTGCGGTGACGGTGGAGGTGGAGCCGGGGAAGCCTGATGAACTGAACGCGTACATGCGGTTCATAGAAGACGACCGCAAGAACAACGGAAACGGGTTTTCCGCGTGGCTCAGCGACAAGCATGCGGCCGACCCCATGTATGTCTCTCGGCCTCCAGTCGAGGCCGCTAACGAATATCTCGCAAGCGTAGGGCGCGAGCTACTCAAGCCAGAGATAAAACCAGCCACAATCCGCCAAATCAAAGGCCCCGCCAACCGCGCACCGTCGGAAGACGTGCTGCCCATGGTGCAGGACCTCGTCAAGAACATGGGGCCGTGGGCGCGGGTGCAGGACCTTCGCAACGCGGGGCTGTCACACTTCTCCGCGCCGGAGCGGATCGAGTATCCGGGCTACAATGGCGTGAGTGTGCCGGCTGGGTACCACACGTACGATGAGCTGCGCAAGCTGTTCCACGATGCCGGGTACTCACCCGAAGATGCGGTGGATGTGCTTAACAAGTACGACAGAACCTTGGGCTATTCCTCCGGCGGTTCCGTGGGCGACGGCTCAGGCCCCGGGGACCCTGCGGGCGGGGGCGTCGGCCCGGGCTCAGACGCCGCGACGGACCCTTCCGGCATCGGCGCGGTGAACGGTGCGGACGCGGCGTCCGACGCCGCTGCGGCCGTCAACGGCAACATGGGCGTCGCGAGCGCGGGCATTGGCCTGGGGATGCCGAGTCTGGGTACCATGGGCAACATGGCATCTCTGGGGCAGTCGCTCGGCAATCTGTCGGGCAACCAGGGCCTCGCCAACTCGTTGGGCCAGGTGGGGCAGGCGCTGGGGGTCGTCAGCGCGGCGGATCAGGCCGTGCAGGGTAACGTCGCTCCCGCTGTTGGCATCGGCGTCGCAGCCGCGACGGGCGTACCTGCGATGGGCAACATGGCGTCGTCCGCCGTGTCCGGCAATACCACAGGCGTCATAGGCGCGGGGATTGACGGGGTGTTGGGGGCGATGACCGGCGGAATCTCCGGCGTCGTCAGCGGCGTGGGGCAGATGGCCGACCCGGCGACGAACCCGTCTATCGGCAACCAGATTGCCGGAATCATGTCCGGCGAGGGCAACCCCTCCAACACCAACCCAAGCAGCGCGAACGCGGTGAACGGTATGGACGCGCAGTCGGACCAGGGCGCGATCAGCCAGGGCATCGCCGCCGCCGAAGCCGCCGCCGCGTTGGCCGCCAACATGGACAACTCGGGCAGCTGGATTCCTCAGCTATCGGCAGATTGGGAATTGTCGCAGACTGCGGCCATGATCCGGAAAGCCGCTGAGGAAGAAGCGCTGCGCCGGTACTTCGGACTGAGCTTAGGGGCGGGGTTGCCGTCGCTGCAGCTCAGTTAACAAAAACAGGCTAAACTAGGCGCACTATGGGTCTCACACAAACGATGTTGGGGATGGGCGAGCTGCCTGAACAGCCCGCAATTCCGGAGCCCACGCTCGACGAGCTCGGCGCACTGACGCCGCCCGGCACTGATGAGTCCGAGCCGCTGATGGACGGCGACTTCATCATGCTGGACGACGGCTCCGCGCTCATTCCTGAGTTCGAAGACGACGCGGACCCCGCGCTCGCCGAGTTCAGAGTGAACCTGGCCGAGGTGCTGGAGGACACCGAGCTGGGGTTCTTGGGAACCGACACGCTGCGCCTCATCGAACAGGACATCCGCGCACGCGAGAAGCGCGACGAGCAGTACGCCGACGGCATCAAGCGCACCGGCCTCGGCGGCGACGCCCCGGGCGGCGCGGACTTTGAGGGTGCGTCCCGCGCGGTGCACCCGATGCTGGCCAAGGGGTGCGTGGACTTCGCGTCGCGTGCCATCAAGGAGCTGTTCCCGGCGCAGGGGCCTTGCCGTACGCAGATCATCGGCGACCAGTCGGAAGAGAAGCTCGCGCGTGCCGACCGCAAGAAGACGTACATGAACTGGCAGCTCACCACGGGCGTGCCCGAGAACCGCTCGGAGCTGGAGCGGCTGTTGTCGCAAGTGCCGCTCGGCGGCAGCCAGTACAAGCGGTGGTGGTTCGACCCCGAGCAGAAGCGCCCCCGCACCGAGGCCGTCTTCATCGACGACATCTTCTACCCGTACGGCACCGACTTCTACACCGCGCCGCGCGTCGCGTACCGCCAGCGCATCCTGAAGTACGAGTTCGACCGCCGTGTGCGCACCGGACTCTACCGTGACCTGGGGTTGTCTGCGCCCTCCATCAACATGGAGCCCGAGTCGGCCGCCCGCGCCGCGACCGACAAGGTCGAGGGCGTAGACCCCGACAACCTCAGCTACAACGAAGACGGGCTGCGCACGGTGTACGAGGTGTACATCGAGTTGCAGCTCGAAGACGACCCGCTGACTGCGGGCCGCACCGCGCCTTACGTGCTGCACCTGGACGAGTCCGCGTCCCGCGTGCTGGGGCTGTACCGCAACTGGAAAGAGGGCGACACGCGCTACCGCAAGATTCACTGGATGTCCGAGTGGGCGTTCATCCCCTGGCGCGGTGGTCCGGCGGTGGGGCTCGCGCACCTGATAGGCTCCATGAGCGGAGCGGCCACGGGCGCGCTGCGGGCAATTTTGGACGCCGCCAACATTCAGAACTTCCCCGGCGCGGTGAAGCTCAAGGGCGGCCGCAACGCCGGGCAGAACGTCACGGTCAACCCCACCGAGATTGTCGACCTGGAAGCTCCGGCCGGAGTCGACGACATTCGCAAGCTCATCATGCCGTTCCCCTACGCGGGGCCGAGCCAAGTGCTGTTCACGGTGTTGGAGTGGCTGACGCAGCAAGCGGAGATGGTCGTGGCCACGGCGAGCGAGAAGATCGCGGACGCCAAGGACATGCCCATGGGCACCGCGCTCGCCCTGATCGAGCACGGGTCGGTGAACTTCAGCGCCATCCACGCGCGGCTACACGCCGCGCTGAAGCAGGACCTGGCGATTCTACATCGGCTGAACGGCGAGTACCTCGACGACGAAGAAGTCGTAGAGGAGCTGGGCGAACTCATCGTCGGCCGCGCAGACTTTGAAGGCCCCGTTGACATCATCCCCGTCAGTGACCCCAACATCTTCAGCGAAGCCCAGCGGTACGCGCAGCTTCAGGCGGTGTTGCAGCTGCGGTCGGATCCGCAGTTCGCGATGTTCTTCAGGGCGGACAAGCTGCTGGTGCGGGCGCTCAAGCTGCTGCAGTTCCCCGACCCCGAGGGCATCGCCAACCTCCCCAAGGACCCTCAGCGGCTCACCCCCATTCAGGAGAACTACACCTCCGCGCTGCCGATCGAAGAGACGCGCCCGCTGAAGGTCTTCAAAGATCAGAACCACATGGCGCACATGCAGGTGCACCTGCAGTTCGCGTTGTCGCCCGTGATGGGGGCGAACCCGCTTGTGGGGTCGCAGGTCATACCGATCATGCTGCAGCACGTGCGCGAGCACTTGGTGGAGTTCTACCGCGTACACGCCACCGCCGCCACCGAAGCCGTCCAGGCCCTCAGCCCCATGCAAGGCCAGGAACTGTCGCCCGAAGAGGCCGAGGCCAAGGGCGCGGCCTTCGCCGACTTTGCGCTGGCCCAGGTGTTGGGGCCCATGGTCATGCCCGCGCTGGCGCAACTGCAAGAGCTGGCTGCGAAGATGCAGCCGCAGCCGCAGGCCACGCCGGACACGGTGCTGACTGAGCAGACGAAGATGCAGCTGAAACAGGCGCAGCTGACGTACGACAAGCAGCGCGACGACGCCGACCGTGCCGCCAACGCCAACGCCGCCCGCATCGCCGCCGAGGCCGAGGTCCACCAGGATCAGACCAGCAAGGATTTGGCGGAACTGTCCGCAGCGGTGCAGCTCATCCGCGACCAGCAGAACAACGCCGCCAAGCAGCTCATGGCCGAGTTCAACGCCGCGCAGGAAAAGCAGGCCATGATGCTGCAGACTGTGCTCACCACCATGACCGCGCCGAAAGAGCCCGGCACCAACGTGAACTTCGACGTCGGGCGCGAGTTTGAAGGCGTCATGGAGAATATGGGTGGGGTGCTGGCGTCGGCGCTGGCGCAGTCGCTGGCGTCGGCAGTACAGGAGCAGCAGTCCGCGCTGACCGAAATCCTCACCGCCGAGCGCTCTGTCAATCAGGCCGCGTTGGCCGCACTGTCCCAGGGGCTGAGCGAGCTGCGCACCGCAACGCTGTCGCCTCGGCGTGCGACGTTGCGCCGCCTGCCGGACGGAACCGCCGTAGTCGAAGCCAACACCATGATGCCAGGAGGGCCGCAGCAATGATGTCCGAGAGCGCCCGCGCGCCCCACTTTCACTACCGCCTTACGTGCTACACGGACGCGTCGCGTCGCGTGGTGGCGTGGCGGCGAGAGATTCGCAACCTCGTCACCACGGGGGGCTCCAACGATCTGCTGGACCAGTACTTCGGCCCCGGTGGTGTCGCGCCTGCGGGCTGGTACCTGGGGTTGGTGAGTTCAGTGGGGTTCAGCGCCTACGCGGCGGGGGACACCATGGCGGCGCACGCCGGGTGGACCGAAGCCGGGGCCACTAACGCCCCCGACTACACCGGCAACCGCCCCGCGCTGACCTTCGGTGCGGCGGCGGGTGGGGTCAAGGCGACGTCCGCGCCGTCGAGCGTCACGTTCACCCAGGCCGGCACGGTCAAGGGCGGGTTCATCACCACGGTCACCACCAAGGACGGCACCACCGGCATCCTGTACTCCGTTGGAAACTTCTCGGGCGGGGATGCCCCGGTCGGCGTGGGTTACGTACTCGACGTTGACGCCAGCGTCTCGCAGACATGAAGCTCGGCACCCGCGTCCGTATCAAGCCGCCCTTCGGGCTCACGTTCGCGGGGATGTACACAGTGGTCGAGCCGCCTGCGCTGGAGGAGGGTGCGGACCCGTACCCGGAGGGCCTGGTGTGGCTGGATGGAGCGCCGGGGGCGTGGTCCGTGGAGCATCTCGAAGAGGAGCAGGCGGCGTGACAATCAGCACACCCGACGACGTAGTTGCGGCACTCGCCGCAGGCCAGCCGCAGACGACGTACTTCCCATCGGTGACTACGGTCGCGGGGCGCCTGACGTTCATGAACGCCGCGAGCACGCAGAATCAGTGGGGCCAGCTCGCGACCCCAACAGTTCGAGGCTCTGGGGGCCAGCTCGTAGACGCGGGCGACGCGGGGTTCTTCCCGTGGACAGCTGCGGGTGGCGGCACGCAAGACTACTTGCTGCTTGTGGCGCCGGCCAATGCGACATTGGGGTCTTGGCTAGTTTACGACGTGGTGTACGCGGTATCAGGGTTCAGCGGTACGGTGACCACGGCGCAGACAATAACGTCGATGCCCACGCTCACGCGGCCGACGAACGGTGAGGGGCTGCAGTTGTTTGCCGCTATCTGGGGGCAGATAGGCACGACAGGCACCACGGTCACAGCGAGCTACACGAACCAAGCAGGCACCGCTTCGCGCACGACGATCGCCGCCAGCATTGGCGCCACCGGCCTGCGCGAGGTGTATAGGCTCATCCCCATGCCGTTGCAGGTGGGGGATAGCGGAGTTCAGGCCATCGCGAGTGCTACCCTCGCCGGGACAACCGGCACTGCGGGTGATTGGGGCCTCGTGCTCGCGCGGCCGATCACCCAAGTGCCGGCGTTCAGCGGCGGGGGGTGCAGGCCGCTCGACTTCGCCAAGCTGGGGCTCCCCCCGATCGACGTTGATACGGCGTTTGGCGTGTTTCTGCTGGCATACACAACCACATCCGGCCTGTCGTTCATGGGTTGGAAAATCGGCAGCTAGGCGTGGCGATCACAACTGTTGCGCAACTCTCGGCGGCGCGTAAGCTGTTGCTGCCGCGCAGCAATACGTTCGGCAGCGCCAACACGGCTATCGTAGCTGGGTTCGGCGGCGCGGTGAACCCGCTCACACTTGCCGGCTCTACAACGCCGGGGTCGCCGGGGGCAGGGGGTGCGCTGTTGTCCAAGGCGTCGACAGGGTTCTACAATTTTCCAGACCCCGACACAGGCGAGTCGGTGTACTTTGAGCGTGGTAGGTACGTACTGAACAGCACGTCAGCAAGTTCGTCTCACAGGTGGATGGATGCAATTTGGGCTTGCCGTTCGCTGGACGGGACGCTCACTACGGTGCAGAACATTACGGGCTTCCCCGCGTACACACGCACAGATAGCAACGGCGTTGGGCTCATGATGTTTCTGTACGCGTATGCTGCGGCCGGGGCTACAGCTACGAATGCTACGATCACGTACACGAACACGGCTGGTACAGGGGGCCGCACTTCGGTTGCAACCGTACCCTCGAGCGGGCTCTCTGTTCTGGGGGCATGTTTCGTAGCGCCGTTGCAGGCTGGTGATCTCGGGGTCAAGTCGGTCGAGTCTGTGCAGCTGTCCGCGTCGACGGGCACAGCCGGAAGCGTCGGCGTGCTGTTGGCGCGTCCTGTCGGGTTCGAAGGGTGTGCGGGGCCAGAAGCGTCCGGAGACGGCGTAGACGACGACTGGATGCACACTGGGCTGGGGCTTTTGGACGACGACGCTGCGCTGATACCCATTGTGTACGGCACCGCCGCTACGTTCGGCACACTAGAGCTGGCTTACGGATGAACCGGTACACAGCGCCCTGGTTCGACGCGGAGCAGATACTCAGCGGGGGCACCCTTGGGCCCGTAGCAGTAGAGTGGTTCTTCGGGCCGCAGGGCACCACCCTGACCCGGGACCTGGTGGTTACGTCGGTTGCGGGGACAGCGTTCACAGCGACGGTTCTCGCCTCCGCGCAGCTAGACGCGACAGCAGCAGCGGGCGCAACGCTATCCGCCACGGTGCACGTCGACCGTGTTCTGAGCGAGTCCGCAGTGAGCGGGGCCGCCTTGTCGGCTGCGGTCTACGCAGACCGAGTGTTGAGCGCGGCCGCAACGAGTACCGACGTACTGACCGCAACCTGTATCCCCGCACCGCAAGAGTTGGTCGCGACTGCCGCCGCCGATGCCGCGCTCACGGCTACCGTTACTCCGAGCAACAATTCGGCGCAGAGCGGGGTGCGTCGCTGGCTGCAAGAGTACTACGAGAAGTACTTCGCGCAACGCGACGCTGCCAAGAAGGCCGCGCCCGTGGTGGTCCCCGCTGCGAAGAAGTCGACCTTCGTACTGCGCGAGCTTGAGGACGACACCCCGCAGCTCGACGCGGCACTAGCCAAGGTGCAGAAGACGCTGCTCGACGCGCAACAGACGCAGGTCTTGGCGGCTGCGTTTGTGCAGCAGCTGCGAGCGACAAGCGCGCTCGCCGGGGAACAGCTAAAATTGTCGGACGCGGTGGTCACCCTCCACGACGACGCCGAAGCGCGGCGGCTTCTCCGCGAGCAGCAGGACGAGGAAGACTCGCTTCTGCTATCCATGGTTCTGTAGGAGCTGAAGATATGGACAAACTCATTTCCCAACACAAACGTGCCGCCATGGGCGACTCGCGCGTGGGCTTCGCGCGTGGTGGGCGCGTGCTGAAGTCCGGCGTACCGGACACCCCGCTCGAGAAAGCCAAGCGCGCCAACGGCGTCCCCGGCATGAAGACGGGCGGCAAGGCGAAAGGCCCCGGCTGTGCTTGATGAGGCCGCGCACCGGACTCTGAGCGCTCGCCGCCACGAGCTCGAGCGCGACGTGTTCCAGCACCCACCCAAGACGTTCGACGAGTTCGCGGAGCGCCGGGGCCGCTGGCTCGAGCTGACCGACATGATTCAACAAATGGAGGATGCCGCGAAGGCTTCCGACCTGAAAGAGAGCAAGCGATGAGCAACAAGTTTTTCGTGACGTACCGCAACGGGCTGTCCGAGACCGTCTCCGACGACTCTGAGACCGTCGAAGCCTTCGTGGCCAAGCACTTTGGCTCCGCCTGGGAGGGTGCAGGGGCCAAGGTGGGGCTCATGCCTGCGGACTTCCCCATCTACGACGGCCCGCCCGTCGTGGTGCCGACAACGCTCCCAGGTGCCGGCCCCGACGTAGCCGAGACAGGCTCCGGTGAGCTGTTCGACCTCGCGGAGAGCAAGACCTTCGAGGAGCCTGTGGTGGACAATGTGATGCACATCACCGCTGGTCTGTCGGAAGCTTCGGAGGGCGGCGCCAGCATGTAACTCACTGCTGCGCGTGCGCGGGGTAGCTCAGCCAGCACGGGCAGCTTCTAAACTCTGAGCGATGCTGTAAGGAGCATCTAGACATGGAAGAAATCCCGATCACAGTCAGTCCGTACGCGACGGGCACCGACGCTTCGATGCACGAAATGTCGGAGGTGTTCCCGCAGGTGGACCCACAGTTCTTGCCGTTCGGCAACAAAGTGCTGGTGCAGCTGCGCCGCGTTGTTACCAAGAGCAAGGGCGGCATCCTGCTCACCACAGGCACCACGGACACCGAAGCGTGGAACATGCAGGTGGGTAAACTTATCGCGATTGGCCCACTGGCGTTCAAACGCCGGGATACCGCCGAGCCCTGGCCCGAAGGCATGTGGGCCAAGCTGGGCGACTTCGTGCGGGTGCCGCGCTGGGGTGGGGACCGCTTGTCGGTCAACCTGTCCGACGGCGGGCTCCCCGTTGTGGTGTTGGTCATGAACGACAGCGACCTTCTCGGTGCGTACACGGGAGACCCCCGTGATGTGCGCGCCTTCATCCAGTAACCGCTGAAAGGAGCGAGTCATGCTAGGAGAAAATGACGGCGTCATCGACGCCACGATCAGCAACCAGAGCGCGGACCCCGCCGAGATAGCCGAGCTGTTGAAGCCGGCAGGAGCGCCCGCCCCGGACGACAAGGCTGCTGCGCCTGCCGCCCCGGCTGCGGCCGTCGAGGGCGATGACGATGACGACACCCCGCACGTCACCGACCCCGAACTCGACGCCGCCGAGACGGAGGCCGAACGTGCGCAGATCATTGAGCGCCGCAAGGACGAGCGTCGGTCCCGCAACCAGCGACGCCGCGAAAAGATTGAGGCGCTCGAGCGTCGCATGAATTCGCTCGCGGAGACCAACACGCGGCAGGCTCAGGAGATCGCCCAGCTGCGGCAGCAAGGCGTGGGCACCCAGCTGGCCCAGCTGCGCGAAGCCGAAGGCAAGGCTGCGCAGGCAATCGAGCACTTCAAAGGCATCATTGCCGACGCGTCGACAAAGGGCGACGGCGCCACCGTAGCCGAGGCCACCCAGCGCATGCTCGAGGCCCAGCGGTACCAGGAAGCCATTGTCGCCGCACGCGGCAATTTCGAGCGCACTGCGGCCGCGCCCGTCGCCCCGCACATCGACCCGCTCATGGTGCAGAATGTGCGCTCGTTCGCCGACAAGCACAAGTGGTACAAGGGCCCACGCGCGCAGGACCCGGACTCGAAGGTGCTCACCGCCATCGACTCATCTCTGGGCTCCGAGGGGTGGGACCCAACGACGGACGCCTACTGGCAGGAGCTGGAAACCCGGGCCGCCAAGTACCTGCCGCACCGCTTTGCCGCAGCACCAGCGGCCCCCGAAAAACCCGGCTATAATGGGGGCGCAGCTGCCAACGGACAAGCGACGCAACGTCAAGTCCCGGTAGCTGGGTCGGGCTCGGGTGCGAGCCCTGGTGGGTCCCAAGGAGCAGGTTACGTGGTGAGCGCCGAACGTATCAAAGCGATGAAGGAAGCCGGAGTCTGGCAAGACCCCGCGCGCCGCGCCGCGATGATCAAGCGGTACCAGGAATCTGACCGCGCCGCAAAGCGCACCTGAACAGGACACCAACATCATGACCAAACAAGCCAAGATCACCCCCTCCACGAAGCCCGCTGTTGAGCGGCTGCAACGCGGAGGCGCTCCCGATGTGCGTGGGGAGCGCGGAGCCAACACCTCCGACGAACGCACGCATGGTGGAGTCGAAGAGCTCTCGATCGACGAGCTGGAACAGCTTGTGCGTACCGAATTCGAGCAGACCGCGCTTCCCAACCCGCCCGCCATTCCCGGGTACCACCTGTGCTGGCTGACAACGACGAGCACGTACGACAGCATCGAGAAGCGACACCGCCTGGGCTACACGCCTGTGCGTCGCAGCGAGGTGCCGAACTTCGAATCGACCGGCAAGTCATCCCTGCAACAGTTTGAAGGTTGCGTCTCCTGCAACGAGATGGTGCTGCACAAGATCACGGAACCCCGCTATCAAGCCATCATGCGGTACTTCCACCACAAGCGCCCTCTCGAAGACGAAGCCGCAATTCTTGCCAAGATCAAGAACGGGAACGCAGCGGAGCGTGACTCCACTGGCCGCGCACTCGGGGAAACCGAAGGCGACGGAATCGAAACCCTGGAACGCCGCGTCGCCGCCGACGAGCGTCTGGCAGCGCCGGAGTTCCAAGCATGAAAGGAAATGACCGATGAGCTCCACGAGCGCACCGTTCGGCTTCCGTCCCGCCTACAACACCATTGGGCTGGAACGGGCCAAGAAGTACACCATCGCCACGGGCTACGCCACGTCTCTCTACAAGGGACAGCCCGTCACGCTCAACACCAACGGGACGATCGTCACCGGCGCGGCTGCCGCTGACATCAAGGGCGTCCTGGCAGGTGTCGAGTACACCGACAGCACCGGCAAGCCCAACTACTCGCCGTACTGGCCGGCCAGCACCGCCGCGACGAACATCATCGCGTGGGTGTGGGACGACCCCACCATTGTCTGGGAAGTGCAGGCCGACGGCGCTGTGGCCCAGGCAGGCGTGGGCGACCAGACCGATGTGGTCAACGTCTCTTCGGGCTCCACCCTCACCGGGCTGAGCACGTCGGGCGTGAGCTCCACGTTGGCCGGGGCAGGCGTGCAGGGTCAGTTCCGCATTGTTGGTTTCGGCCAGCAGGTGGACAACGCCCCGGGCGACGCCTACACCATCGTGCAAGTGCAGATCGCTCGCGATCAGTACGTGTCCAACAAGGTCGCGGTCTAAGAAGGAGCACACGATCATGCAAGCACTTTACCAACTGATGTTCGGCTCCACGCCGTTCACCACGCTGCTGGCCTTGGCCGTACTGGCTCTGGCGATCGGCGGCGTCATCGGGGGCCTTGGCACCCTGCTCAACTGGACCTCCGTGGCCAGTGCGGCTGCGCCCATGCGCAGTACCGACTTCCGCTCGATCGTCGAGCCCATCCTGAACGAGGCGTTTGACGGCGTCTACGATCAGCGGGCCGATGAGTGGAAGCAGGTGTTCAAGGAGCAGGACGGCATTCCGCGCGCTTACCACGAAGAACCGGTCATGTACGGGTTCGGGTCTGCGCCTGAGTTGCCGGACGGCATGCCGGTCACGTACCAGCAGGGCGGTATCCTCTTCAACAAGCGCTACGTCTACCACGTGTACGGCCTTGCCTACGCGCTGACGAAAGTGCTGGTCGAAGACGGCGACCACATCCGCATCGGCACCATCTACGCCAAGCACCTGGCCCAGTCTCTGATCGAGACCAAGGAAACGCTCACCGCCAATGTGCTGAATCGCGCGTTCAACGGTGCGTACGTGGGCGGCGACGGCGTGGCGCTGAACGTCACCAACCACCCCATCGTCAACGGCACGTTCAGCAATCTGCTGAGCACGGCTGCGGCTCTGTCGCAGACCTCGCTCGAGCAGATGCTGATTCAGGTGCGCAAGGCGGTGGACAACAACGGCAAGAAGATCCGCCTGACCCCCAAGAAACTGGTGGTCTCGCCGGACAACATCTTCCAGGCCGAAGTGCTGTTGAAGTCGGTGCTGCGTGCCGGCACCAACAACAACGACATCAACCCGGTGAAGTCGATGGGTATGCTTGACGCAGACCCCGCCGTGCTGAGCCGCTTGACGTCGAGCACCGCCTGGTGGGTCACTACCGACGCCCCCGTCGGTCTGCAGGTGAAGATGCGCCGCCGCCTGGAAAAGAGCATGGAAGGCGACTTCGAAACCGACTCCGTGCGCTACAAGGGCACCGAGCGTTACGAGCCCGGGTACACCGACCCGCGCTGCGCCTGGGGCACCCCGGGGGTCTGACCCGCCGGAGCAGCAGAGGCCGCGAGACTCAATTCGGGCTCGCGGCCTTCTTCACAACCGCAACTGGCAAACTTTTCAAGGAGCAGCCAAAATGCAAATCTCTGACGACATCTTCCTCGGCCCGGTCTACGCACCGGGTCCGACCGTTTCGGGCAACCCCTCGCCGATGGAGCTGGGGGTGGGGCCCATGGGCCGCATCTACGTGTTCGATGTGGTGCCGCTCACGCTGCAGACCTCGGGCCTTGCGACTGCGCAAGCCGTAGCCGGGGCAGGCAAACTCACGCTGACCGCAGGCACCGGGGTCACCACCACGGTCGCTGCCGACGGCACCACGCTCTACGTGCTGGACACACCCCGGGGCGTCAGCATCGACTCCGCCAACGCGGGCGACACCACGCAGACTGCGACGTTCTACGGGTATGACTACCTGGGCCAGCCCATGTCGGAAGCCATCGCCCTGAACGGCACCACCCAGGTCAACGGCACCAAGGCGTTCAAGAGCGTTTACCGCATCGCGATCAGTGCCGCCTGCGCGGGCAACATCAATGCGGGCTTCACCGACGTGCTCGGCATTCCGGTGCGGGTCACCGCCGCGCCGTACATCGTCAGCGCCAAGTGGGCGACCACCCTGGCTGACGACGCTGGTACGTTCGCTGCGGCGGATACGACCTCCCCGGCCACCACGACCACCGACGACGTGCGCGGCACCTACGTACCCTCCTCGGCGACGAACGGTACGCGCCGCCTGGTCATGGCGATTGCGCTGCCGGCGCTGGCCGTTGGTCCGCAGGCTACCCGGGTTGGGGCCTTCGGCGTTACCCAGGCCTGAGCGTCATGGCCAAGCAAGGCTTCTCCCGCATGGGACAGCTCACGCGAGGCTACGCGGGCGGTGGCGGGGTGCGCACGGCGGACAAGATGGGTGTGGTCAAGCTGCCCAACGGTCAGAAATTCGCTGTGGAACACACGCTCAAGCCGCTGAAGAGCGCCACTCCCGCCAAGCCCAAGAAGGGGTAGCCGTCAATGGCAACCACTTCCGGCACAGTTGGGCAGACTCAGCTGCGGGTCGTCGATCTCGTAGAGAAGGCGATTCGCCGCTGTGGTAAACAACCCTCGACGATCAGCGGCGAAGTGCTGCTGTCGGCGCGGCTGAGTCTGTTCCTGTTGCTTACGACGCTCGCAAACCGGGGGCTGAGCCTCTGGTGCATCGACAAGCATGTGCTGGGGGTGGTGCCGTTTGCGCAGTACTACACGCTGCCGGACGGTACGGTTGACGTGCTGACGTGCCTTTACCGCACGTTTACGGCGCTGGATGGCCAGGCAGTAAGCGGCTCTGGGTACAGTGGGTACGACTTCGGCGCGCCTGTTCTTGTCGACACCGTGAAGGTGCAGCCCACGGCCGCAGCGGTGTTTAACCTGGTGGTAGAGTCTTCGGAAGACGGTCTTGCGTGGACTGTGCGTAAGACGCTCCCTGCCAACAGCGCTGTGGCAGCGGGGGGCTGGCTCTGTGCCGATGTAGCCCTGTCCACCGAAGCGCAGTACTGGCGTGTTCGGGACACTTCGGGCACGCTGCCCGGGCTGACTTCGCTGGTGTTCGCCAACGACACGTACGAAGTGCCGATGTCGAAGATCAACCGGGATGACTTCCTCAACCTGCCGAACAAAACATTCGCGGTCAGCGGCGGTAGCAAGTCGCTACAGTTCTGGTTCGACAAGCAGATCGAACCACGCATCTGGTGCTGGCCAACAAGCAACGCCGAGACCGACCAGATCGTGGTGTGGACCCAGCGCCAGATTCAGGACGTCACGACGTACACGGAGCTGGTCGACGTGCCGCAACGGTGGCTGGAGTCGGTGCTGTTTATGCTGGCGTCGCGTATTGCGCTAGAGCTTCCTTCCGAAGAGCTGCCGCAAGGGCGTATCGAGTACTTGGACGCCAAGGCTGCCGAGTACTTGCTGCTGGCCGAGGATGGCGAGAACGACGGCGCACCTACCCGCATCACGCCCAACATCCGGGGGTACACCGCATGAGTCTGTACCTGGACACCCGGGGCCAGCCGGTTGCTACGATAGGCATCTGCGATCGGTGCCGTCTGAAGCGCCCGCTGTCCCGCCTCGTGGCCGACGGGAACGCGCCAGGGCTGCGCGTGTGTGGCGACAAGGGCAAGCGCGGGTGCCGCGATGAGCTCGACCCGTACCGGCTGCCTGCGCGCCGGACCGAAGATATTTCCGTGCAATACCCGAGGCCCGATGAGCCTCTTGATGACTGAGGAGTAGCCGATGCGCCCCGTACAGATTTCTCGCACCAACGCAGGCTCGACGGCCTGGGTACCGGTGGACTACATGCAAGTGCCGTTCAACGTCGGCATCATGTGTGAAGTGACGGCCGGAACGCCGAACTTTACCGTACAGCTGACCTACGACGACATCTTCGACTCGGCTGTGACTCCCACCGCCATCGCACACGATACCCTTGCTGCGCTGACGGCGTCCGCCGACGGTGCGCAGAATTCGCCTGTGCGCGCCATTCGGCTGACCGTGAACTCGGGCTCCGGCACTGTGAAGATGACGTTGCTGCAAGGCCTGGGAGGCTGAGATGACTGGATTTACGGACCCGTTCGGAGGCAGCACGCTGCAGGCCGCGCAGGTCGCGTACCGCGCGGTCACGCTCACGGCGGACATCGTCACGCAGTGGCCCGCACAGTCGCTGAGCGACGACCAACTGGCACGGCTGATGGACGTCAACCCCACTACGGCGGCGGGATTCGTCGTGGCACTGCCCGACGCGCGCGAGGTTAGCGCGGGCATGGACGTGTTCTTCGCGAATCGTGGTGCGTACGCGTTCGACATCGAAGACAACGCGGGCGGCGCAATTGCTACGCTGACGCCGGGTCAGGTGCGCTACCTGTACCTGACTGACAACTCGACGGCCGCAGGCACTTGGAGCAGCGTGCTGTTTGGCGCAGTGTCGGCGTCTCTTGACGCAGCCTCCCTGGCGGGTGCGGGGCTGGTGACGGTCAACAATACGCTGAACGGTGCAGCGGCTGTCAATGACATCAATTCGAACACGACGGTGACTGCCGGCGACCGTACTCAGCTGTTCCTGTGGACTGGTGGGACGGGTACGTTGTCGCTGCCGGCGACGGCTGCGCTCGATGATTTCTACATCGAGGTGCGCAACGCTGGTACGGGTGCGTTGACCATCGACCCAAACAGTTCCGAGACGATCGATGGTTCGGCCACGATCACACTGAACGTGAATGAATCGTGCTTCGTGCACGCGGGCTCCGGTGCGTGGTACACGGTGGGGCGCTGGCGAAATACGAACTTCAATTTCACCCAGCTGGTGAAGTCGGTCACAGGCGGCACGGCCACGTTGACACTGACCGAAGCCGCCAATGTAGTGCAGACGTACACAGGAACGCTGTTGGCTGCGCAGACGGTGGTGGTGCCTGCAGTGGTGCAGGTGTACTACATCAGCAACCAGACGTCTGGTGCGTACAGCTTCACGGTCCAATCCCCCACCCCCGGCACCACCGTCAGTATCCCGACGGGCCAGAACGCAGTGTTGTTCTGCGACGGGACGAACGTCATCAACGCGAGCACTACGGTGGCGGGTTTGTCGACTCTTGTGCTGGCGGCTGGCTCCGCAGCAACACCTTCATTGGCGTTGAGCACCACCGACACCGGGGTGTACTCGTCGGGCAGTGGCGAAGTCTCTGTAACTTCGGGCGGCAGCCGGGTGTTCCGCTTCAATTCGGCTGGGGGCACGGTGCTAATGTCCGGGGCCGCGCTGGGTGGTGTGGTGTCGTCGACGAGTACGGCTTCGCTTGTGGCGGACCGTATCGCGGGCCAAGTCGGCGAGATGATTCTGCGCACGAACGGTGTCAATCGCTGGGGTTGGCGTGCAACGAACGCGGCAGAAAGCGGCACCAACGCGGGTACGAACTTTGAGCTGAAGGCGTACGACGACGCGGGGGTTGTGGTGTTCACACCTATCTCGGTCGTGCGGTCTACTGGTGTTGTCACGATTCCGTCACTTTCGGTGACCACACTTACTGGCAACGTGACCGGCAACGTGACCGGCAACGTGACCGGCAACGTGACCGGCAACGTGACCGGCAACGTGACCGGCAACGTGTCGGGTACCGCGCTCAACGTCACAGGCGTTGTAGCCGTGGCCAATGGAGGTACAGGCGGGACGACGCAGGTCACCGCGCGGTCCGGCATCGGCAGCGGAGCTGTTGGCGACGCAGTGTTTGTCGCAGCTACTACTCCTGTTGCCACCGCCGCGTTGGGGTTGGCAGTGGCGTTTCGTGCGATACAAAGCAACTTCGCGAATGGTTCCACATCGGAGCGCGCGAGCTACACAGAAGAGTTCGACAGTGCGTCAGCGTTCGACGCCACAACGGGCAGGTTCACAGCGCCTGTGAATGGCGTGTACGAATTTGAGTATGGTGTTCAGGTCGCTCTTGTCGCGTCCGATGACTATGGCAACTTTTTCATGCGGAAAAACGGCTCTGGGTCTACCAATACGTGCGCCGTCACAATAGGACAGACGCCTACGCTGTGGACAGCAGGAGTGAACCCACGAGCGGCCAGTGGAAAGTGGACTGTGTCGCTTGATGCTGGGGATTACATTTCTGTATGGTCCAGCAGCCCAAACAACGAGGCCCGTGTAGACTGGTTCTCGGGGTGTATTGTTTACCCGGAGGTATGATGATTCGCGCGCTCACGCTCGCCCTGTTCTGCGCGCCTGCCGCCGCAGCCACCATTGGCCTGCACCTTGGCAGCTTGCACAGCACGTCCGGATGGTGTGACTACAATCCGGGTGTGTACGCGCGGCTCGACAGCGGCGCTACGTTCGGCGCGTTCCGTAACAGCGAGTGTAGGACCAGCGCATACGCGGGCTGGACCTGGGAGGTCAAGCGCGGAAAGCTGTCCGCAGCGCTGACGGCTGGCGCGATTACTGGATACGTTGCACGACCGGTGCTGCCGCTATTTGTGCCGAGCATCAAGGTGTCTGTGGTGCGGCTCTCCTACACCCCAAAGATCAACCGGAGCGGCGCACATGCACTGCACTTCAGCATCGAACGTGACTTCTAAAGGAGAGCTCATGGCGGACCCGAACCTTCAGGACGCGAACAACCCTGCGGTTTGGGGAGGTGTTGGGGTGGCCGTTTCTGCATTCTTCATGTGGCTGCGGTCGTTCTTCAATCGCGACAAAGCCGAAGCAGCCGCAGCTACCCGCAGCGCGGCGTACGACAAGGCGGCGCAAGACATTGTCGAACGCCTTTCCGCAGAAGTCGGGGAGTTGCGGGAGCGCATTGAAGTTGCTGTTGGTGAGCGCGACGAATGTTTGCGCAGGTACCAGCTGCTCGAGACTGTGCTCGTTTCCCTGGCCCATCGGGTGTCCAAAGTTGAGGGCTTCGGGGACGTCGAGCGTCTTGTGCGCGAGGGGCTGAAGACCGGTGATCTTGGCAGCGTGGAGGAGCAGCTGCTGTGAAGCTGGCCACCATCACCCGCAAGCCGGGAACGGATCACGGCACATTCGGTGTCTGGCGCTTTGGCCCGCATGTGGTGCACAGCCTGGAACTGCCGTGGCGCGACAACCGCCGTGGGCGCTCATGCATCCCGCCTGGAAAGTACCGGTGCGCGATGCGCCGTAGGGTGTCTGGCGTGATGGCTTACGAGGTCTATGGCGTGCCTGGCCGGTCAAACGTGCTGATCCACAGCGCGAACCTTGCCGGGGACGTTGACGCCGGACTGGATACGCACCTGCAGGGCTGCATTGCCCCATGCCTCAAGGTAGGCGTGATGCGCAACAGCAAGGGTGCCATGCAGGCTGCGGGGCTGGTCAGCAAGCCCGCCGTGCGCCTGCTTGAGGAATGGGCTGGCGGCGAACCTTTTGAACTGGAGATCACATGATTGCGGCAATTCTCTCCCTGCTGGGTAGCTCGGCTGTCGGTAGCCTGCTGGGCGGCGTGTTCGCCCTGCTGAATCGAAAAGCGGACGTTGAGGCAAAAAGGCTGGATCTGGAGCATGAGCGCAACAAGTGGATTCATGAGGCCACGCTGCGCGACAAGGACATTGCACTCGCCCAGGCTGAGGCGCAGGGCCGCAAGGATGTGGCGATCATTGAAGGTGACGCCGCCATTGAATCCGCTCGCATGGCTGCAATCGGGCTGTCGCATCAGGCCGACAAGCTGGACGCCGAAACCCTCAAACACGCCGGAAAGTGGAAAGGGTTGCTGGTGACCGTGGAGGCTGGACACAAAGCAATCCGACCGATCATCACCGTCATCCTGGTGGGCGCTGCCGTGTACTTGAACTGGCTGCTGATCGGCAGGCTGACCGATGGATGGGAGGCATTCTCTCCGGCGCAGCGGTACGACGCATCCATGCAGGCTTTCGCGTGGATCACCGGCCAGGCATCCGCCGTGCTGGGCTACTGGTTTGTCAGTCGCGGGACGCCTACGAAATGACCGCCGAACTGACGTACACCGGCCTGGCAGCAGCGCTGCCTAGCTACTGCGAGCGGAACGACACCGCGTTCGCAGAGCAGATTCCGCTGTTCATCAACCTGGCCGAAAATCGTCTGGCTGGCGATCTGAAGCAGCAAGGGTTCCAAACGGTTGTCGTCGGCGTGTTTGACTTGTCCCCCACGATGCAGAAACCTGCGTTCTGGCGCGAGACGATCAGCTTCTCGTATACGGATGCGGATGGTGTGAAGCACCCAATCTTCTTGCGCAATTATGAGTATCTTCGTGCCGTCAATCCCGACATCACGGCCGAAGGTCCGCCGGAATTCTACGCGGACTACAACTTCAACAACTTCCTGCTGTCGCCCATCCCGGACAGCGCATATGACTTTGAGCTCGTGTACTACGCGCGGCTGACACCACTCAGCGAAGACAACGAGACGAACTGGCTCACTCTCAACGCTCCACAAGCGCTGCTCTACGCGACGGTGTGGGAAGCTCAGCTTTGGCTGAAGAACGTGGACAAGGCTGCGTTCTGGGAAGCGCAGTACAGCGCAGCGAAGGCACCGTTCCTGGCCGAGACGGGTGAGCGTCTTGGCGACCGCAACGTCAAGGTGACCCGTGGCTGAGCCGTTCCTGTTCGACTGCCGCCCTGGCATCCGCCGGGATGGTACGGAGCTTGACTCGGCGGCGTTCCGCGACGGTGAGTGGGTGCGCTTCCAACGGCAACGCCCGCGTAAAATTGGTGGCTACCGCAGCATGTCGCGGCTGGCCAATGGGCCCGTGCGTGCGGTGTTCTTGGACTCTCGCAACGACACCAACTCAGCTCACTACTTCAGCCAGTGGGGCGTCCAGCGGCAAGAATTCAGCGACAGCGGTGCGGGCGGCGCGCTGGTCGACCGCACGCCGCTCGACTTCACAGTCGGCGATTACACCTGGACAGCGGCCGCCATGTACAGCAGCACGGGATCCCCGTACTCCGCGCTTATCTGCGCGTCGACGCCTGATCTCGGCGACATCTCCGATAGCGGCGTGGGCAACATCTACTCCGGCAACTTGGCGGGTACGGATCTGCTGACCGTGGTCGAGGACGGGTCCGGCCCGGTACAGGTCAGTGGCGGCATCTGTGTGCTACAGCCTTACCTGTTCGTCTACGGCGAGAACGGAGAGATACGCAACAGCAACGCCAACGACTTCTCCACCGCTTCGGGCTGGACCACGGGCGGTGCGAACGACGCCAATACGGCCAACGTTGCCGGGACGAAGATCATCTTCGGTGCGCCGACGCGGGGCGGGGGCCAGTCGCCGGCAGGCCTGTTCTGGGCATTGGACGCGCTCATTCGCGTTACCTACACTGGCGACGACCGAATCTGGGCTTACGACACGATTGCGTCTATCTCCATCCTTGCCAAGCGGGCTGTCGTCGAGCTAGACGGTAAGTTCTTCTGGCCGGGGTTGGGACGCTTCATGTTCTACAACGGGGCGGTGCAGGAGCTGCCCAACGATATGAACGTGAACTGGTTCTTCGATAACCTGAACTACGCGCACGCCAACAAAGTCTGGGGCACCCGCATATCGCGCTGGGGTGAGATTTGGTGGTTCTTCCCGTTCGGCAGCAGCACGGAATGCGACGCGGCGGTGATCTACAACTACCGCGAAAATCTGTGGTACGACGCACGGCGTGCGCGCTCGGCTGGGGACTCGTCCAACACGTTCAGATTCCCGGTGTGGGTTGGTGCCGAGGACGCGCAAGATACGCTACTACTGACTACCGGCGTGAAGCTCGAAACCAACGCCACCACCGCCTCCGCCAACGCGACGCTGCACTTCGCGAACACTGCGGGCACCGCCAACGACATGATCATTGCCACCGACGGAGTGCCCTACGGTACGACGGTGGCGTCCTTCACGGGCACAACGATCGTCATGTCGGCGGCGGCTACCGCCACCGTAGCATCCGGCCAGCTTGTACTGCTGTCTACCGCCAGCCCGCAGTTCGTGTTAGGCGAGACCGTCACTGGGGGCACCTCCGGGGATTCGGGCGTGGTGGCCCGCGTACAGGAGACTTCCGTCAATCTGCGCGACTACACGGGCGACTTCACTGTGACCGAGACGCTGACGGGCTCCGCAGGCGGCGCGGCTACGCTTCTGCTGGCCACCGAGGAGCAGCAACTCGATACGGTTTACCAGCACGAGTTCGGGGTCGACAAGGTGCTAGACGCCGAGGTCACCGCCATTCCCAGCAGCATAACCTCGGCGGACTTCGGGCTGGCGGTGGGTGGGCCCTTTGCCCGGGTACCGAAGGTGCTGAACAAAATGACTCGCCTGCCGCGTATCGAGCCCGATTTTGGCGCGACGGGCGCGCTGACGGTCACCGTTGAAGGGCGCGACTTCGCGGCGGAGGAAATGACCCCGTTGGCTACGATCCCGGTGGCTCCCGGCACGCCTTTCATCGAGCCCCGCGTCCAGGCCCGCATGCTACGCCTCACGGTGTCCTCCAACGTGGCCGGTGGCACCTACCAGTTCGGCCAGCCGCTTGTGCACTTGGAGCCCGGGGACGAGCGGTCGAAGGTCGAAACGTGAGAACAATCCTTCCCCTGCCGAACGGGCTAAAATTCACAGCGTGGGCGGCGTACTTTGTGGAAGCGCAGAGTGCGTTGTGTGTTCCGGAACCCCCCGCCGACGAAGCCGACTGGGGTGTCTGGGGGCAGCAGCTGTTACAGTTTCCGCAGTTGGCTATTCTGCCGGATACTGCGGGGTTTGCGGGCTGGGAAGCATGGGCGTCTCGGGTTGTGGAACTACTGAGTGGAGAACAAAATGTCGTTTGACAGCGATGCATGGTACGATGTTGGCCCCAGCACCGGAGGCTCTTCGGTGCAGGACCTTTACGGCGGTGAGCCCTATCAGGACCTGGTTGGCAGCGGCAGCTTGTGGTCCCCCGGGGCGACGAGCGGCGGGGCAATGGCTTCGGGGTACGGGGTCACGGTCAATCCGGATGGGTCCCTGAGCTACGGGGACGACTTCAACGGCCCGTACTTCCAAGGCGCGCAACTCCCGAGCAGCTTCGACCAGTACAGCGCTGGCTCCGGTGCCGCCTCTGGTTCGAAAATGCCGTACCCGTCGGGGGATTGGACTTCGGAGTGGACCTCGGGGTCTGTGCCCGCCAACGTTACTGCGAAGCCCAAGGGGTCGTGGTTCGACGACTTGATGATCGGCATGGGGCTGCGCGGTAAGGACGGCACCACCGACCTGAAGGACAAGCGGCAGGTCGACTCTTGGATGAAGATGCTGACCGGTGGTGCCAACGTGCTGAACGCGCTGCTCGGCGGCAACAAGCCGCGCGGGTACATGAGCGCGGCGGAACTGCAGAAGCAGCTGGCCTCCAAATACACGGCCTGGACGCCAGATCAGCGGTCCACGTTCGACAAGTACTTCTACAACGCCACTGCGAATCGCCCGCGCATGAGCGCCGCAGACATGACCTCCCCCATTCGACCGGGCGTGGGCTACGCGGAGGGTGGCGGCGTGGACCTAGCCGCGCTGCTCGGTGGTGGTGGTGGTGCGCCGCAGCCCGAAGCCCCGCTCGAAAGCATGGGCGCGCTCAGTGCGCTGGGGTTGGTGGAAGGCCCGGGTGGTGGGCAAGACGACATGGTCCCCGCGAACCTGTCTCCCGGGGAGTATGTGTGGGACGCTGACACAGTCAGTGCGCTGGGCGACGGCGACAACAAACAGGGTGCCGCAATTCTGGACGCCACCCGCGAGGCCATCCGCAAGCACAAACGTTCGGCGGGGCCGGACCAAATCCCGCCGCGTGCAAAGAGCCCTCTCGAGTACATGCCGCAAGGAGCAATCTAAATGGCTGATCTCAGCTACCTTTTCAGCGGCTCGCCGCCACCTGCAGTTACGATGGGTGGGGTCAGCACCAACGGGCTGCCCGAGTGGTACCAAGAATACCTGCGGGGCACCGCCGGAAAGGCGGTTGAACTCGCCGGGCAGTCGGGCAGCAACCCCGTGCCGCAGCAGGCCGTGGCCGGGTTCTCGCCCGACCAGCTTGCGGCGTTCCAGGGCGTGCGCAACAACCAGGGTGTGTGGCAGCCCTACCTGAACAGCGCGGCAGCGGCCACCGGAGCGATGGCACCCACGGTGGGCGGCATGGTCGGCCAGGCACAGCAGGCCGTCAGCGGCCCCGCAGCGACGTTCCCCGCCAACTTCCAGCAGTACATGTCGCCATACACCATGGGCGTCGTCAACGAGATTGGACGCCTGGGGAACCTGAACTTCGAAGAAAACATCATGCCCGCCGTCAACCGGGCCATGACGGGTGCGGGGCAGTTCGGCAGCACACGTAATGCGGAAATGCTGGGGCGGGCCGCACGCAACACGCAGCTCGGCATCACGGGCCAGCAGGCGCAAGCCCTCGAAGCCGGGTACGGCACGTCGGCGAATATCTTCGGTCAGGACGCCGCACGGCAACAGCAACAACAGCAAATGCAGGGTTCCGCCGCGCTTCAAGGCGCGTCGACCATGGGCAACGCGCTCCGCACTTCGGCGCAGCAATTCGGCGCGCTGGGCCAGGGGTTCTCGGCGTTGGGGCTGGCGGACGCGCAAGCGCTCGGCGCTGCTGGCAAGGAGCAGCAGGCGCTGAACCAGGCCGGGTACGACACCGCGTACAACAATCAAGTGCTCGGCAACCAGTACGACTGGTCCACGCTGAACAACATGAACTCTATCCTGCGTGGCGTTCAGCTACCGGCGACGCAGACGCAACTGATGAACGGCCCCGCTCAGGTGTACCAACCCGGCGCGTTGCAAACCATCGGCCAAACTTACGGGTGGATGCGCGGAACGCAGCCGCAACAATAACGGAGAGCACCAATGCCAGGTGAAGACCAGCAAGGAATGATCGGCGCGCTGTCGCAGCTGGCTTATGGCCAGAGCGGCAGCCCCTACGCAAATTTGCCGAAGATGCTGGAGCAGGTGCTGCCCAACGATGAGGGGCGGGCCGAGTGGTTGGCGTTCGGAGCGGGGGTGGGCGCGCCGACGCGCACAGGCGCGCTGACCGAAGCCCTGAGCGCCGGCATGGGCGCGCAAAGCGAAGCGCGCTTGGCTCGCGATAAGCTGCGCGCTCAGTACATCCCGCTCATCATGCAGATGATGGGGCAGCAGCAGCAAATGACCATCGCCGCCGCCAACTCTTCGCGCGACTACCTGAAGGACATCAACCCGAAGATGGACCTGCACCTGGCCGCGCTGCGCACGGGGGACCGTGCCCCGACGTACGCAGAGGCGGTTTCGCGGGTCATGCAGCTTGCGCAGGAATACCAGGTTCCGCCGCACATCGCGTTGGCGCGCATTCAGTCGCTCCCGCAAGATCAGGCCGAACTCGCCGCGCACCTCGACCGTCTTGCCGTAGCGGGTGCGGGCGCTGACAAGCTGGTGCCGACGGTCGGCAACAACGCAGCGGGCCAACCCTCGGCGGTCAGCCCCGTGCGTGGCACGATCGCACCGCTGGGCGCGCCCGGGCAGCGGCCGCAGCCGCCTGCGGGCAACCCCAACCCCACCTCGGCGGATGTCAAGTTTGAAGAGCACCGTCGTGGCGACGTGCCCACCTACGAAGCAGGGCTGCGGGCGCGCGTCGACGCATACGAGACAATGCTGTCCCGCATGAACGAGCAGGCCGAGTTTGTTCGCAATTTCCAACCCGGCAAGTACGCGGGCATGGCTGGGGGCATCGCCGCTGCGATAAAGGACATCGGCGGGCGGCTCCCCGGCGTGGACAAGAAAGTGCTGGAGCAAATGGCGCACAGCCTCATCGGCGCGCCGCCCAACTCGCCACAGGCGCTGGCCGCCCAGCAGTTGTTCGAGCAGCTGGCCCAGCAGGAAACGCTCGCCCAGTTGAAGACTGCGCTGGGTGAGGGGCAGCGTATGAACCAGATGGAGTACGCTAACTTTGCGAAGGCCAACTTCGGTCAGCAGATGGACCCCGCCACGTTCAAGGGTCTGCGCGACTTCTACTACAAGGAAGCCGCCAACGCGATCAACCAGTACGAAGCCTGGGCAAAGTACGTGCGCGACCCCGCCGTGAAGACGCCTTCGGTTACGGAGTTCGACGCCGGGTACCGCCGCAAGGCGTTCGATCACTTGCTGAAGGGCGACCGTGGCGTGCTGCCTTCGCCCGGAGGCGCGGAGCCCAAGTTCCCGGGCTACACGCCTCCGAACCCTTCTGCAGCGCCAGCACCCTCGGCCCCAGCTCCGGCCACGGAACCCCCGGGCGTCGCGCCGAATCTTCGCGACTACGAACCCGGCGCACGCATCGGCCCCACTGGCCGCGTGTACATCATCGAGAAGGGCGTCCCCCGTGAGGCCAAGCTCGTCCGCACCGCAACCCCCGCTCCGAAGCGGTTGTCCGCTCGGGAGCAGTCTGGCAAGATTGGTGAAGAATGACTATCACGCTCGCTGACCTGTCGCTAGAAGACCGCCGCTCGCTGCCGCACAATCACCCACTGCTCGACGCGCACGCCGAAGCTGAGGAAAAGCGCCTGGGGCTGCCCCCGGGGTTAATCCGAGCGATCAAGAACGCGGGCGAACGGTCGGAGAGTCTGGGTGGTCCCGGGGTCAGCATCTCGCCCAAGGGCGCGACGGGCGTGATGCAGCTCATGCCTACGACACAGAAAGACCTCGGCGTGAAGGATCCTACCGACCCCCTGGAGGCTATCTCCGGCGGTGGGCAGTACCTTGTCAACTTGAAGAAGCAGCTCGGCACTGAGGACCCTCGGCTGCTGGCCGCTGCGTACAACGCAGGCCCCAACCGCACCGCGCTGCGCGAGGGGCGCATACCTGAAATACCTGAGACCCAGAAGTACGTACAACTGGTGCACGACTACCTCGGCAAGATGCCGAAGCCCGTAGCTCCGCAGCCGCCTGCGCCCAGCCCCGCCGCACCGCCACCCGTACCGGGTGGCATCTCAATCGACGACCTCACCCCCGAGGACAAGGCGCGGCTGATGAAGGCCCACGGCATCGGGCCAACGTCGGGCATGACGAATTCCGAGCTCGCGTGGGCGGGCGCAGGCAAACAGGTCGCGGACATGGGTCGTGGGTTGGGCCAGCTGGCGGCCAACTACGTGATCAACCCGGCCGCAAAGTTGTTTGGGGCAAAGTCCGACGTATTCGACCCGGGCTACGCCACAGAGGCCGAAACGCGTGCTCGCGACGCCGAGCTCATGAGCACCGGCCCGGGGCTCGGCGGGTACATGGGCGCGGCCGTGGCGACGTCGGCGCTGCCGGGTGGCGCGCTGGCCAAGTCGGCCATGGCCGGCAAGGCGACCACCGCGCTGGCTACCGCTGTGCCCGCGCTGGCCAAGGTGGCTCCCATCATCGCGCCTGCCGCCATAACAGGCGGCGCACTGAGCGCCATGGCCCCCGCTACCAGTGAAGGGGAGCGCGCAGGCAACGCAGTCTTTGGCGCGCTGACCAGCCCGCTGTTCGCGCTCGCAGGAGCCGGAGCGGCGAAGGGTGTTGGGTGGGTCGCCGACAAAACAGGCATCACCGAGGCCCTGAAGAACATCAATGTGCCACCGTTCCTGAAGCCCAGTTGGAACGACACGCTCAAGCCGAGTGACAAGGCGGTGGTGGACCGGGCGCTGGCGCACGATGTGCCGGTCTACGGGTCCCAGCTCGAGAAGCCCGGCAGCGCGCTGACCGTCGGCCGCGCCGCCAAGCAGCGCGAAGCTCTGGACCGCGCCATTGTGCGCACCATGGGTGAGGACACTGACGACGTCGTGGCTGCGTTCGCCAACGCGGAGCGACGCATCGGCGGCGAGTATCAGCGCATCCTCACCGGCAAGACCATACCCCTGGGCCAAGCGCACCTGAACGACCTGAAGGCGCTCAGCCAGTACAACAGCTCGCGCGCTCCGCGCTTCCCCGCCAGCCGCGAGCTGGACGACGCCATTCAGCGCGCCGACGCCGCCGCGCGCCTGGGCCCAATTACTGGCGAGGAGTACCAGCGGGCGCTGAGCCAGTACAAGGGCATCATCACACAACTGTCCAAGAGCACGCCCGAGCGCCCCGCCGACTACCACGCCGCCGAGGGGTTCCGCCGCCTCATTGACTCGCTCACCAAGCAGGCTGAGAAAGTGTTGTCCGGCGAGGAGCTATCCGCGTTCAAGACCGCCAATCGACAGTGGCGCAACATGAGCACGCTGGAATCCCTGGCACCACGTACCGCCGATGGTAACATCAACCCCAAACAGCTGGCGAACGTGCTGGCCCGCAAGGACAAGGGCGCGTTCATCTACGGCAAGGGCGACACCACGCTGTCTGACCTGGCGCGCTACGGCAGCACCCACATGGGGCTCGACTCCACCGCGCCGAAGGGCCTGCTGCAACAGGGCAAGGAATTCGCCCGCCACAGCGCCCCGGTGCTGGCGGGGGACGTTGCTGGGGCATACCTCATTGGCTCGCAGATGGGTGGGCACGGTGAGGGCACCCCTACTTCCGATCTGCTGAAGTACCTGGCCCTGG